TTTGCTTCCTTTAAATCTTCAGTTACTTTTTCAATACTAACTCTTTTCTCAAAGTCTTTCTTATCAAGGTCTTCTGTAAGATGATTAATGTCATCATCAAACTTATCTTTAAGGTCATTAATATGATCATTAACTTTACTAAAGTCATCATCAATTACACCAAAGGTCTTACCAATCCAAGAGAAATCTGGAACTTGGTTAACCTCATTAACCCACTTTGGAAATACGGGTATAGATTCTTTTACTGCAAGAATGTCTTC